AATTATTCTAATTTTGATCATTCAAAAATAGATGACGCTAGTTTTTCAGCATTGGATGCGCTTGCACCTTATGATTGCGGGCTTTATATAGAAAGCGATTCATTAACAATTTTAGAATCAATCAATCAAATTTTAAAATCTATTGGTGCATTTTGGTTGATAACAAGATTGGGTGAGTTCAGTATAGGGCGTATAGGTTTGCCATCGTCTAGCGATAACTATTTATATAAAGATGATATAAAAATGTATGGCGTGACAGTTAAAAAAGTCATCGATCCTAAAATATCAGTTCGTTTGGGTTATAAAAAAAACTGGACAGAGCAAAAAAGCGGCTTGGCTGGTGCAGTGACAGAAGCTAATAGATTATTATATGGTGCTAAATATTCTATTTCGCTGGCTGAAGATTTAAGCGTTTTAACGAATTATCCTGACGCTATAGCAAGCCAAGAATTAGAAACTTTATTGGTAAATAAAACAGATTGTGACGATGAGGCCGATAGAAGAATGGCGCTAGTCTCTCAGGCCAGAACTGTTTTTGAAATAAATTCTTTAACAGCGTCATTCTCTTTTAACATTGGTGATTCTGTTACTGTTTTTTATGATGGGTATGGGTTGCAAGATGGGGAACCATTAAGCATAGTTAGTATTACTGAAAAAATTGGCTTTGGTTCTTCTGTTGTCGAGGCATGGCGATGAAAAATTTTAGAATGGTAATTAAAAACGATTCAGACCTCGCAACAATCACAGCTGGTGCTGGAACGACTTTGGCATCTACTTTGCCAATAACAAATATGCAAAAATACAACAATAGCAGAGTTGCAAGATTCACAAGCGCTGATGAGTCTATAATCAATGGGAATTTTCCATCAACAAAAATAATTGATTCTGTTATTTTGTGGCGCAACACCTTAAGCAGCCAAGCCACTTGGCAAGTTATTTTTTATGATGATGTTGATCAAACTGGTGAAATTCTTTTTGACTCTGAAGAAAAATATGCAATCCCATCTAAAGCATTAAATGAACTCGATTGGGGTGTAGACCCATTAGGTGCTAGTGTTTTTGATGGGATAGGGCGCCGCTATTCCGTGCTATGGTTCTCTGCTGTCCGAGCAAAATCTTTTAGAATTATTTTAAAAGATGAGTCGCAAGATTTTTTTGATGTTGCTAGGCTTTATATTGGCAAATACTTTGAAACAAGAATAAATGCCTCTTATGGCATGGGCAACTCTTGGGTTGACGAAACAAAACAGACCCGAACAGCGGGCGCTAGCTTGTGGAGTGATGTGGTAGAAAAATATAGAAAAATAAATTTTGATATTAAAAACTTAGACAATGACGACAGAGTGCGAGCGTTCGAGTCTTTCCGTGTTGCGTCTAAAGCAAATGATTTTTTTGTGTCGATGTTCCCAGAGACGGGAGGCGCAAAAGAGCGAGATTATTCTTTTGCTGGCAAGTTTACAAACAATCCTGATTTTACACATGATTTTTACAACAATTTCAGCGCACCATTTGAAATTTCAGAGGCTTAGAAAATGGATACAGGCGATTTAAACACAAACCCCTTTTTAAACACAGATGATTATGAATATATTTCAAAATTACAACACATCGACACGTCATTAAATAAGTTAATCACGCAAACGATAGCTGCACAAAGCGGTGATCCAGATTTAGCAACACGATTAACCGCAATATTGGCCGCAGCAGTTTTAAAAACTGGTTTGGTTGCTGAGTTATCAGCAGGCGGTTTTAAAATAACTGGTTTGGGTGATGCCACTAACGCCACCGATGCAGTTAACAGGCAAACAGCAGTAGCCATCGCAGCGGGCGGTGGCTCGCCTGCTGAGATACCTATTACAGAATTGGGCATAGGTTCTGCGACAGCTTTGCAATTAATTAGAATAAACGCAGCTGGCAATATGGTTGAAGGTTATACTTTTTCCGATAATTGGTTGCCACCTGTTTCAACAGATTTTAGCATTGGGAAAAACGAAAAACGTATAGTTGATATAACATCAAATAGCGTAATTTGTGAAATGCCAGCTTCGCCTACTGTTGGAAACTATTATAAATTTACTGTTTACGGCGATGATTTTTATGAACTGACGCTAGACAAAAACGGCAATGAATTTTATAGCGCTGGTGAATTAATAGACCCCGATGGAACAGGGGATTTGATTTTGAACAATGGCGACAGTGTTGAAATTGTTTGTTTTGAAACTAACAAATTTTTGGTGGTGTAATATGGGCGCAACTTTAAGCAGTATAAAAAACAATGGTTTCTTTGAATTTAGAAGTGTTGCGGCACCAAGTGCCGTGAGCAATAATTTTCCACTTATTCCAATTCAAGGAACAGTTGAAACATTAGCAGTGTCAAATTCATCAATTGCCGGTTATACAAGAACGGCAGCTAGCGTGTGGGCGACTTCTGCAACAAGTATTGCAGGAATGAATACCTACCACGGAACAATTGCAAAAATAAACGATTCTACAGGTTGGATTGTGTCAAAAAATACAGCTGGCACCACTGTAAAATTGTCAAAAATTAATTTTTTGACTGGGGCAATAACAGATACTGTCACATTGGCATCATCGCCTGACCCTACATTGGCGCTTGGGATTGGTTTAAAGCTAAACGCAACTTCTTTTTATCAAAGCACAGCACCTATCATTTTGGAATTGCTTGGGAATGGCAATTTAAGATTAAGGCAAACAACTTTAGGCGGCTATGTTTGGGAGTTTACAACCTCTGGCGCCAATGTTTCACAAACGACAGTTTCTTTTGCTGGAAATATTATTTTCGACGACTCGCACGGTGTTTATTATGCGGTGGATTTAACAAGAGAAGATGCAGGCGGTATTGTCTCTTGTTATGATTCTTTGAATTATCTAAAACGTTTTAATTTTAAATTGGGTGAAGTAGACCCTTTTGCAACTGGCGGGTTTCAACTGTTTGAATTTGGCGATTTAATTGTTTTTAATGCATCGACTGCAAGTTATGCAAAAGCAATTTTAAAAAGGGATTTTTCAAATATTTTAAGACGTGGAATTTTACAATGTGGCGGGGTAATTGAATAATGAAAGTTATATTTGATCTTGAATTTTTCGGCAACACAAACAAAATTCTATATCCTGACGATATAGCTTTTTTTTCCAACACTGTTATAAAAAATAATAAAGTTATAGCAGATTACAACGGTTCGTTAAACTTAACGGAATATCAAGAACCTGAAAAAATAAAAGTAACAATTCAAAACATAAAAGCAAAAAACGAAAATGAATCCAGTTTTTTGTATTATGATTCAATTAACAATTTTATTTCTGTAAAAACTGGCGTGGTGTTCTTGGCAGAATGCACTATAGAAAATTTCCCTATAGATGACATTTGGAACACGCCACTTTTGCGGAATGGTGTGATAGAGGGTTATGCAAAATCTTGGAACTCTGGCCAAAATTTATCTATGGAGGGTTCTTTTGTTGTTGGTGGAAAGTGGCAAATAACGCAAGAAGCCATCAACGATGGATTGCCAGAAGAATGGCATTTTATTTTTCCAGAAATTACAGCAAAGGTTTATTCATAATGAAATACACAAAAGGCTACAAATACCAATTGCATGAAAAAACAACGATTCAAACAACTGTAAAAGGCCACAACATAAAAACCAATTTTATTGAATTGGATTATTTTGGGTTCTTGACTTTGCGCGCCGGTTACGCTTGGGATGGGGCGACCAGAGCGTTTGACACAAAAGATTTTATGAAAGCGAGCGCTGCGCACGATGCCCTTTATCAATTGATAGGGCTGGGGCTTCTTGACGCTTCGCACAGGGAAGAAGCGGACAAAACCCTAGTGGAAGTAGCCAAAAAGGCTGGCATGCCTTGGCTTAGGCGCAAATATGTTTATCTGGCTGTTCGCTGGTTAGGTGGGCAATATTTGCAAACAAAGAAAATACATGAGGCTTAAAAAATGGGCGACTTATCAACAAATTTTTCCCGTGCTGAATTCGCGTGCAAATGCGGTTGTGGTTTTAACACTGTAGATTCTGAATTGTTAGAAGGTTTACAACACTACTCGACAAGACTTCAAACGCTGCACCCTAAAAAGCGAGTTTCTATTATTGTCAATTCTGGGTGTCGCTGTGTTGAATACAACAATAAACAAAACGGCGCTAAAAAGAGTCAACACCTTTTTGGGCGTGCTGCTGATATTGTTGCAAAAATTGACGGTGTTAAAATTTCTCCGCAAGAGGTGGCCGATTTTTTTAATTCTGCGCACCCAAATTTTTCAACAGGCGTTTACAAAACATTCACACACGTTGATACAAGAAGCGGCAAGCCTTGGCGCGGCGGTGTAGGTGTTGCAGAATAAAAAAAAGGCGCTAAGGCGCCTTTCTTAATTCTTTTAATAATTTCCTTATTTGTTTCACTTCATAATCAGACACCCAAAAAGTCATATGCCCGCGAACGTCTTTGTTTAATGTGTTTTTAACTATTGTGTTTGAGCAACCCAAATATGCAGAACCTGCTCTGAATAAAGTTTTATATAAATCTTTTTCAATTATTCCAAAATTACTAGGGTTTTGTTTATTTATGTATGGCCTGCCTTTATTATCAATAACATGCAAAGAATAAGCACCATAAGAAATAACAACAGTTTTAACACCATCAATTGTTTCAATCGCTTTTTCTAGTTTCTTCTCTTTTGGCATTTTTCTTTTTCCCTTTCTTGGCCTGTTTGGTTGCAATTCTTTCCTGATGTTGTATTTTTGCTTTTTCTTGAAGCGTTAACTTCTTTCTATTTGCTTCTTCAACTTCGCCGCTTACGCCAGCAGGTATTGGCTGAATAACACCTTTATTTTTTAGAAAATCTTTTGTCTTATTTTCTAATTCTTCGCGCTTGTTCTTCTTAATGTCGTTGTATCTGTTCATAACGTATCTCTTAAAATTAAATAAACAAAAACAAAAATCAAACAAGCGCACCCAAGCAACAAAAGAAAAATAGCAAAGTTTATTAAATTATTCATCATGTTTTTCTCTCCAATCTTGGGCGATGAATTGAACTGGGATGCCATCTTTAGAATAAAACGCAAAGAACCCACGAACGTGCCTGCCAATAAATGCTAAACGATTTTCATAAACATATTTTTTATAATCGTGCGTGCCGTGGCACAATGCTTTAAATTTTCCGCCGCTTTCAGTTTCACAATGTAGTATTGCAAAACCATCATCATTGCAAGAAATATCAACAACTAAAAATTCATCATCTATTCTAAATTTTCCAAAATGCATAGGTTTACATTTGATTGTTCCTTTGGAGCGCTTGCCGCTTTCGAAAGGATAATCTAGCATCCTCAATACGGCGCCTTCATAGCCGCGTTTTAAATAATCTGCCATTATTTTTTCAATATCAAATTTGCCATTTAAAACAGTGGTTTCCAACAACTCTGCATTTTCGCCATAATTAATAAATTGCAATTTAACAAATCTTTTTGAATAGCATTCTTTGCTTGCAAAATCATAACAATAAAAGCGAAGTTTCAAACTATTTTCTTGCTTCTTGCGAACCCAACTAGAAATTGTTTGCAATGGCGTGCCGTGGTGATAAAGCTCGCCTTCTATCTGTGCGCCAATCGGCATATCAACGCCATTTAAAATGTGATCAATTGAATTAATTAATTTGCCGCCGTTTGAATACGCAACCAGCGTGCCATTGTCGTTTACGATTGAACAATGATGGCCATCTAGTTTTGGTTGTATAAAATTTTTGTCAAATTTTATTCTGTGTTTTTCTTCATCGTATCGACCACACTTCATCGCTTTTGGATAACCTAAGTTATTTGTTTTGTCCTCGTTTTTCGCTTGCGCCAAAGAATAAACATAGCCAGCATCTATTTTTTTATTAATGCGGCTATTGATTCGCATTTCAATTTGTTGCGCTTGCGTGCGACCAGCCAACCCAAACGGCACATGTTCATGGGTTGTGACTTCTTCACCGCCTAATACGCCAGTGTGAATATGAATATATTCTCCATCGTGCCCGATGCGATAAACACGGATAGAATCATTGGCGTCTTTTGAATATAGGATTGTTTCGTTCATTTATTGTTTACCATTCTTTATGTGATTCGCAAATAGTTTCGCTATAATTTGCACCAATTCATCAAAAGGAATTTTTCTAAATTCTTCTTCGGTAACATAATAAGCCAAAAAATCTTGGTTGCGCTGTGTTAAATAAAAATGGCGCTTCTGTTGTAGTTGGTCTCTATGCGATTCGAATTTATAACGCGATAAAACTTTAACAGTGTTTAAAATCATTTCAGGGTGTGGTTTTGCCGAAATATCAATGGCGCGCATCTTGGGCGGTAAACATTCGCGCCATTCCGCTGGCAATTCAGCAAAAACATTTTCCTTTTCTTTCGCTGGCAAGCCTATGAAATATTCGCCCAATACTTCTTCGACGTTTTTGAAAACATGTTCGTAATAGTCTACTTTTTTGCTTAGTGCTTTTACTAATTCTTTTTCTAAACGATACGCGCTGTGAATATTGTCTAAATTAGATTCTGCAACAAAAAGCTTATCGTCCAATTGTTTGATTTTTTCATTCAATTTTCTTTTCTGGTTGCGCCCGAAACGTTTCATTTTTTTAATCCTCGATAGTGTAGTCAGTTAAATCAAAAATATTTTTAATAGCAATGCTGCGATACCCTTCTTTTATTTTCCCTTTTATTAAAATAAAACTTTCGTCAACAATCAAACTATCAAACCATTTGTGACCCTCCAACTTGTTAAAATCAAAGCGAGCAATACGGCAGCGAATAACCCCTGTGTCATCTTCAAGCTCTAAGCGTAGAACCATATGCGCGTGTTCTTCATATTTTTGCCCGCCGCGTTTTAGGACTTCGCTATATTCGTTCATATCTTTCAATTCTTTTTTTATCACTTTCCCTAAAACAATATATTCAGCGTCTACCGCATCGGAAACATTATTAATGTAATCAACAGGCGAAGACAAACCAGCGCTTTGCGGGTCTGTGTAGAAGTAGCCGAACCTATCGCGGCATGGGTAAATAGTATCGAAATCGGTCTCAGGATTTAAAAGCAATTTTGCAATCGAAGGGGTATATTTTTTTTCCTGCTTTCTCATCGATAAAATTTCACGCGCTTTCTTTTCGGCTATGCCTTTGATATTGATTAAGCCGCCTACAAGTTTGTCACCAACAACAGACCAATTAATATCTGAAGTGTCTGGATCAATTGGCAAATACTCTATTCCCTCATTTTCAACAGCATCACGCAAAATACGAATAGCGCTTTTGTTATCCTTGGCGTGTCGTAAATTTGCCGCTGTGAATTCTAGCGGAAAGTGCGCTTTCATATATGCACACCAATAACTGATGTGTGCGTATGCCACGGCGTGCGATTTGTTAAAAGCGTATTGACCAAAAACAAGCATTGATTCCCAAAGCGCATCAGCGGTAAATTCATCAACACCATTTTTTATAGAGCCATTCAAAAAAGATTCTTTAAATTCTTTTAACGCTTCGCGGCCTGCTGATTTTGCAATTGCTTTACGAATAGCGCTTACATCTTCCCAGCTCATATCTGCCATGTTTTTACAAATCATCATGATTTGTTCTTGATATAAAATCTCCCCATTTGTTTCGATGGTCGCTTTTATAAATTCAGAATTATTTGTTATATAATCTATTTCAGCCTCGCCAATTCGCTTTTTTATAAAACGATTTGTTGCGCCAGATTGCATAGCCCCAGGTCTTGCAATTGCAGTAATTGAAACTATATCGTTAAAATTTTTAACGCCCATGTTTTTACAAATACCGCGCAATGCGTCACCTTCAAATTGAAATATTCCATGTAGGCGCATATCTGCAAAAACTTGATAGGTTTTTTTGTCATCTAGCGGCAAAGAATAATATTTTAAATAATCCATATTTAACATTGCCGCACAATCTTGCAAAATAGTTAGCGTGCGCAATCCCAAAATATCAATTTTTAAAAGGTTTAAATATTCGGCACCTTTACCGTCTAACATAATACTATTTATTTCAGGGCGCACATTCACGCCGCCGTATGTAGTCACAGGATCATTACAAATAATAACGCCCGCCGCATGTTTTCCAACGTGCGAGGCGTGGCCTTGCGCTTCGGTACACAGCAACATAGATGGATATTTGTTTATAAACTCTTGCCCAAGGTCGGTAGATTCAAACATGTTTTTAATCGTTTCATCGCCAGACCAAATTTTATCATCGATAGAATCTTTAATAGGATCAGACTCATATTTTGGAATTCTTAGCGCTGTTGCAAAATCTGCAATAGTAGATTTTGCTTTCATTCTGTTAATGTTTGATATGTGCGTCACATTATTTTCGCCGTATTTTTTTATCAAATCTTTGATAACTAATTCGCGTTTTATGTCTGGAAAATCAACGTCTATGTCAGGCAAATCCATACGGTTTATATCAATGAAGCGCTCAAACAGCAAACCAAATTCAATAGGGTCTATAGTTGTTATCCCCAACAAATAACAAACAAGAGAGCCAGCAGAAGAACCACGGGCACAACCAACAAGCATTTTTTGTTTTGCTTTGTCGATCATTTCGGCAACTATCAAAAAATAATCTACATATTTTTTTTCTTTAATCAAAACCATTTCGCGCTTATATCGTTCGGCATATTCGCCGGTTTTTAAATCTATTCTTAAATCTTTTGCATTTTTCTCGCACCATTTGTCTATAGAGCGGAAGCCATCATAGGACACCATAGGGGCGCGTTTTAAATCGAATTGTTCACACATGTTTGCAATAACTTGCGTGTTTGTTAGCGCGCTTGGTTCGTTGTAATAACGCTTTAATTCATATTGATTTAAAATATGTTGCGGGAAAATCCTATCTTCAAATTTATATTGATATTCATCGCCGCGCTTTTGTACACCAGCGATAAGCTGATAAACTTTTTTATCAGTGGCTGCTGTATAGTAATTGCTATTTGTGTAAACAAAAGGGATTTTTAATTCTTGCGCGGCTTCATAGATCAATTTTGAAGTTGTGGGCGATAGAGATAAATAATCTATTCTTTGCTCTGACTCAAAAGATTCTGCTATTACAATTACATTTTTCGAAAGCGACAAAACAGCAGAAAAAGACACATGCGGTTTGTAATAAAACAAATCATACGCCAAATGCACTAGCTGATTTATTTCTATTAAGCCATCTTGATTTTTAGCAATGAAAATATAAGTGGCTCCAAAAACACCGCGTGTTCTTAAATGCTCATCCTGCACAACTTCCAAACGCACGCCATACAATGGTTTGAAATTGTGTTTTTTAGAAAGTTTTTCTAAATAAGTGTGTGAAAAAGTGTTAGCCAAATCGGCAACACCAAGCGCGCCATTTGCGTATTTCACAAGCTTGTCAATACGGCCATAAGTTTGGCCAAAACTAAATTCACTGCGAAGTGCGATATTAATTAAAGAGGTCATGAATAAAACCCTCTTTTTTAAGCCAGCAAATACACTCGATCAAACCGTGAACGTCATCTTTTGCACGGTGTTTTGTTTCTTTCTGTCTGCCTGTTGCTGTTAGATAAAGTTTTTCTAAATTCAAGCGGCGGTTTTGAATTGCCATGCTCGCTTCGATAGTACAACACTGATAAGGAGGATAGGGGAACGCATATTGTAAACCGTGGCGTTCTAGTTCGATTCGCAGGACGCCCATGTCAAATGCAAGATTATGCGAAAAAATTGTTTTTTCACCTACGCAAAATTCAACCAATTGGTCATAAATTTCTATGAAGCGAGGCGCGTTTTCAACCATTGCATCGCTAATGCCAGTTAGTTTTGTAATCAACTCTGGGATGGGTAATTCAGGGTTAATAAAAGTTTCTATTTCATCCAAAATGCGGCCTTTAAAATCGAATTTGCAAATGTAAATTTCGGTTATGCGCGGTTGCTCTGTCAGAAAACAGGCATCAGGTTTTTTTAACCCTGTGGTTTCCAAGTCAAAAACTAGCATTTTGATCAACCTCTAATTTAGTGATGTAAAGCTCGCTGCCAAAAAGCCCAGTGTTTCCAATTAAACAATATCTGTTTAAGCCAAAATTATGGACAAACCAATATTGTTTTAAATGATCGATTTTATCGCGTGTTTTAAGCGCTTCTTCATATGTTTCAAAAGTCAAAACATTTTCAAAATCTTCACCGCAAAGAATTTTTGTTTTTGCTTCTATAGAAATGGCTGGCATTTTGTGAATCCTTGTTAATAGTATATAAAACATGATCTTAGCATGTACTAATTTTATTCGCAATATGTCGCTTAAAATATTGTATTTATAAATGCAAGCTTATATTTTTATAATGTCGTCTAAACCAGCCGATTTATTAACGCATCCCATTCATGATCAGCACGCGACAATTTCGTCGCATCAATGAGGGTTAAAAAATGGGTGCATCTATTTTGGACGAATCTATTGGCGGTATGCGTGGCGGCTTCGGTTTTGGCGGCGGCGATAATGGCATGGGCGTTTTGTTGGGTCTGTTGTTGGCTCGTGGTGGCTTGGGCGGTTATGGCGAAAACAACCGCCGTGATGATTGTGTTACACAGTCGGATTTGAACGGCAAAGCAATTGGTGATTTGAAAGCTGAAATTAAAGACGTACAGGCCGGAATTCAATTGGGTTTGTGCGAAGCCGAATCAAGCATTAATGCAACGACAATGGCCGCCACAAATCAACTGCAAAATGGCCAAACAGCAATTTTATTGCAAGCTGCAAATCAAACCGCTGCAATAACTGCGGCTATCGCAGCTGTTGACACAAATGTTGACCGCACAGCTTGCGAAACTCAAAACGCAATTAAAGACGCAGCGAGCAGCATTATTGCGGCTTTCACTTCTGCACAAATGGCTGAGTTAAACCAAAAGTTAACTGTTGCGCAGTTGGACGGTTTGGAATTGCGTCAACGCAATGAACGAGACCGTGAGCGTCACACAGTTGAAGTAACAATGATTAATAATCAAAATCAAAACGTGCTTCAAAATCAACGCACAGAGTTTAACATTAATGCTCTAGTGGGTTGTATTCAACAATTGGCCGGTCAAGTTTCAAAAGCAACAAACAGCAATGTGATCGTGGGCAGCACTGGCGTAGGTACATCACAAACCGCAAACCCGACTAATGTAAACGCGCATTAGTTTTTAAGCAAAAAAAATCCCGCTTAATAGCGGGATTTTTGCACCGGAAAAAACTTATTAAATATATTGATTTGCAACAACATGTCGAGAATTAAGTGCTTTTACTCCTGTAACAAATTCGCGCGCGCCATTGTTTGTTGGTGTTTTAAAATTTGTTAATTTATTTTGCGGCACCCTGACAGTGTCTGCAGAAATTGCAGCTTGTACAATTTCGGCTTTCATGTTTTCGGCAAAGCCGAAAGATTCAAGTTTTTCACAAAATGTAGCAGCAACACATTGAGCTGATGCAAACAGCATTGTTAAAGCCATCAACACGATGGAAAAGCAATAGCGGTATAATTTGACCATTTTTTCATTCCTTCTTTAAAGAGTTAAAAGAATTTTAATAACTTAACGCTTGCGCGCTAGATCATTATTATACTTATTCAGATTGCAAAGCAATAGTAGCCTTAGCAATTTTTTGGCCTTGTTCCAAATAAGTATAATATTTGTCGGCCAATTTTTCTTCCTTTTCCAAACCTTCGACAATGTAAGAATAAAAAGCGTTTTTGTCTGCCAATGGATTTTTTTCCATCCATGCAAAGATTTTTGCTTTCAGGCCGCCTGCTGAAACTTTCTTTTCAGGTTTCGGCAAAGTGATGTCGAACTCTTTGGCATATTTACGGATCGCCGAATACGCTTGGGAATATTCGGTTAATTCAACTTCTTTGGTCAAACGCTCGCACATTTTATCGACTTGTGAATATTCCGATGGGTTGAATTGTTCACGAATCAAAATTATTTTGATTGATTCATAGCGGTCTTTGCTTGAAACGCGGTGACCACCGTCAATCATCGCCTGATTAAACAGTTTTGGAGCATCTTTAAATTTGATGCCGTGACCACCGGTTACGATTTGATAAAGAATGCCATCTTCGTCATCAATATCTTTGCCCTCATCAATCCATTTTTGGATAATTTCAGCAACCACCAGAGATTTTGGCTTTTCGTCCATTGTCGGCAATTTGCCAGTCGCACCCGCCAGCGCGGCCAACACTTCGCTTTTGCTTGCTTTTTTGCTAATTTCAACTTTGTTTTTTTGCGCCACTTCAAAAAGCACAGCGTTACTCAATGTGCAATTGTCGGTATCTACGATAAATTCACCCGCTTTTTCATCGGCTGTTACATAAGCGCCTGTGCGGATCATTGAAAAGTTTTTGTTGATCAAAATAATCATATTGTTACCTTTTAATAGTTGGTTGGTTTGATTAAGTTTTAACTGCTTTGGAAACTGAATTGTATATACTGTTTTTGGGTTGTGCAACTAATTTTGAATCATTTGTTAATATTTTGAAAATTAAAAAGTGCGCCCGAAGGCGCGGTGATTGTTAAGAAACTTCTGAATCTTCAAACTTTTCAGCTTTCGCCCAAATCGCTTTAATTTTCGCTTTTGCGCCTTTTGTCAAAGTTGTATCTTTGCCACTACACCAAGCCTTCAAACCGCCTTCAACATTGTGCGCACAGTTTTCAATTGCGTCTACCGCTTCTGAACACTCCATGTAATCATTGAGATTTGATAATTTTACATCTTGGTGTTTCATCTTTATAACCTTTTAAAGTTTTGTTTAATTTCGCGTTTTCGTTAGAATTGATTCTACACGCATTTTTAATATATACAAACTTTTTTTACAAAATATTTTGTTTATTTGTATAGAAAAAGGCTAAATTATCATACAAATAGACGATAGGCCATAAAAAGCGGCCTAAGCCGCTTATGTATAAAAGTGGTTCGTTTGTGTGGTTGGTGGGCTAATCGCGCCAAAACAAGCGAAAATCGGCCTTCCCAGCGGCTTAAAACTCATAATCGACAACAACAGGGTATTTCCCGCGTTTGTCCGTTTTTATGCGTACTGGCGACACCAAAAAAGCCTTATTCGCCAACACTTCTTTGGGTGTAGATGGCTTCCTATGTTCACTATCCCAGCGGTATTGAATCCAATGATTTGCAAAATGTCTGGCTTTTTCAGAACCAAAAAATAATTTATCCTCAACAGAGCCAAAAATAGTTTTATATGAAACAACTATAAATGTTTCAGCCGTGGCTTTTGATATTCTCAACTCATAATTTACGCTGTTAACCTTAACCCAGCCAGATTGATATGCGTTTGTTGTTTCGTTAATTTCTTTTCTGTCTTGTTTTTCAAATTCATCTTTTATAACTTTTGCTTTGGATGCGCCTGTTGTTAGTTTTGTTTGAAAAACAAATTCATGTTCGCAATTCCAACAAATCCGCAAAGAACCGTGACAATGAAAACGGCACTCTGGGCAAACTTTCATTATTGGTTCACCTGTGCCTTTTTCACCTTTTCTTAAAATGAGCGGATTGTTAATTTCTCCCAATCTGTCAATGTTGGTTCCAAAATCAAACCAAAGCGAATGGTCTTTTGTTTCATCAGTGCGACCTAATCGCCCCATTGTTTGCACATGTTTGTTAACTGATTTTGTAGTGAACATGGCAACACCAAAATCTAATTTCGGATCATTGTAGCCAGTTGTCAACATATCAACACTAACGCTTATTTTATATTTGCCTTTTTTCATATCGCGGATTGTTGTTTCGTAATCTGCCTCCATTTTTGAATGCACAACACAAGAACTTATTTGAAATTCTTCGTTAAGCATTTTATGAATGCTATTCGCGTGATTTACATCAATGGCAAATAACAATCCGCGTTTATAAAAATTTTCAGTTACTGTGCAAACCTCCTCTAAACATTTGCGCGTCAAATCTTCACGGTTAAATCTTAATGATTGATCTTTTGACGAATAATCACCGCGCTCAGTTTTTAAGCCTTTAATATCAAAACGGTTTTTTGGGGATTGAGAATAGATTGGGCATAAAAACCCTTCTTTTACTAATCTTAGATAATTTTCGCCCGTGGTTAGATCAATTGCTACACAATTAAAAAGTGCATTTTCGCCTTCATGCAAATAGCCACCAGCCATATTAAATAATGTGGCTGAAAAACCAATGTAGGTTGCTTTTATCTTTTTTAAGAATGTACGATACATTGATTCGTCACGGGCTGGGATTGCGTGAACTTCATCAATGATCACAAAATCAAAATCTTCAAAATCATCAGGATTGTTCTTAGCGCTTTGAATGCTAGCGCAAGTTATTTTTGCAAATGTTTTAGAGTCTAATTTGCCACAATACAAACCAATTTCAGTTTCAAAATATTCTTCTAAATCAGCATGGTTTTGTTTTATTACTTCGGTTATATCGCAAAGCATCAAAACATTTTTGCGCGGATCTTCTGTTAATAGACGATCTATTAACAAACACATAGTGTGGCTTTTCCCGCTAGCAGTTGGCAAACCTGCTAACGGGTGCGCATCGGAATCGCTTTGAATTATATCAAAAAGGCGTTCAACAGTTTCTGTTTGATACCAACGATTTGTTTTAACAACTGGCAAATTCATCAAACACGTTCCATTTTATAACCGGAAAATTTATCATCAAGAAAAATTCTCATGCCATTAAATTCAATACCTTCTGGCGTAGTTTTAAAAACGCGTGAACATTCAACATCTGCCAATAATTGAAGATATTCATTTTTCCCACACCTTAACGTGTTTGGACAATAAAAATTATTAGCTTCGCGGAAATCTCTAAACATTCTATAAAGGCGCTCGTTTAAACCAATCATAGCCTATTAACCTTAATAAATTTTAAATTTTCATCTTTTATTTCGTAAAGCCAGCCATCTTTATTTTCTTCAATGATTTTTGCATAGCCATCCTTTTTGGCGCGCTTCAAGATTCTGCGGCGTTTAATGTGTGAGATTTTATAACGGTGGGCGAATATTCTCATAAAAACTCACAAGTCTGGGTTTATGCCTAAGTCGCGCAAATCAGCGCGGTATTTTAAAATGCGTTGTTTATGCATGTATATTAAAGATTTTATTAAGCGTTTGTTTAAATTGTTTATTGCGGGTATCGTTTGGCTATAGCTATTAGATACTATTCTTAATTCACCAACGTTTTCCAACAGGTTTATATTTTGTTTTTCTGTTTTTATTTTTTCTTTTAATTTAATCGCATTTTCTAACTCTGATAATTTCATTTTTAAACTCCAGTTGATAAAAAGAATGCACACTCTAAGAATGCGCAAACTTTTTAAAACTAAATGTTGTGACAAAGTGCTTTTTGCCCGATTGTTTCAGCGTAGCGCCGTGTAAGTTCAAATTCAATTTCGTTGACAAATTCGTCTGGCGAATTTTTCAAATGTTCATTAATTTCCATTGCATCAAAAAGATGCTCATTGTCTTCACGGCCATCAAACCAATGTTTGATATATTCATTCGTTTTATACCCATTTTTTTGGCGAAACAAATTCAAAATGTTTTTGCCAACATATTGCAAATATAAAACGTCCCAAGTCATGCCCAAATCGGCCATAAGCGATTCGAACAAATAAAATTCAAATCGACCGACAGACGCCAAACCGTTTAACAAAAACATTTTTTGCACGACTGATAATTCAGCAATAACAAAACCTTTATTGTCAAACGTGAAAACATCGGTTGGTTTGTTTGGGTTTGGTTGTAGAAAAAAGGTTGGCGACTCTGGGGAATCAATAATTGATTTTGATAAAACAAAATGCCAATAATCTACCATTTCAACCTGCGCCTGTTTAATATCAGAAGCCTGATTTTTCCACCACTTCCAGCCGTGGTGGTCAATAGCTTCCATCAATTCCATTGCGCCTGCCAACATCCAATTTTCATTTGCGACAACCCAATTTGGATTTACAACACTATTAATAGTGTCTTGCAGTTCAACCATTTTAAAAACTTGTTGTGTAGATAACATTTTTTACACCTTAATTAGTTTGTGAATTTCATTCACGTTTTCGATTTGATCTTGATTGATTTTAATTCGAAGTTTTATTTTATCCTCGACTGAATCAATAGTGTTGTGTTGCCACTCAGTTAAACGAATTTTAGAGTTGCGTATCTCCCTGATTTTTTCTATAAGTTCACTCATAACCCCCAACCTTTTTGATAAAATTTACACCCTTCCTTTTGTGCATCCAAGGAAAGGTTTATTGATTCGTTTTTAAAACTTCCCGTAACTTGTTTTATGTTTTGTTTATTCTCGCATGACCAACCCCCATTATCCTCAATGTTTGAAAAGGCGCACGTCCGGCAATTCGCCGCTGGTTGTTTATCGCCGTGGCATATGCTTTTATGGCTACAATTAAAACACTTCCAAAAACCGTCTGGGTAAGCGCGTGGCATTGGTTTATCGCTTAAGATAATATCTTTTGCTTTTCTGCTTAAATCGTTTGCTGTTGCTTTATCAAAATAAACAAACTCTTGATAATATGCGCCATTATTTTTATTAATCGCTAAAAAATAAGTCACTTTAATTTCTTGCGCTTTCATATAGCGCTGTGTTTGTCCGTAATAAGTCGGATTGGCTTCTTGCAACCCAACCTTTTTTATTTTTTCAAAAGCCGCATCATTCATAGATTTGAATTCGCACCCAAGCTCTTGATCTGGGAATTCTACAAATCCCATTGCACGGCCATCGGTGTGGCCTGATTCATGACCTGCAAAACCAATAAGCGTTTCTTGATCCTCATCATAGGCGCCAGTTAATTCAACCTTTTTACCATTCTCCCAGCGATAAACAGAAACGCCAATTTCTTTTAAATTTGCAATTGCGATTTCTTCAAACTTTTTGCCTAGATCAAAAATTCTTTGTAGACGTGGGCGAATTATTTTTTTAGAACACCAGTGAAAATCAAACCACAATAAAGCGGCGCATTCATTGCCCAGCCCGCTCATCCCCAAATATGGGCGCGGATATTCTTTTGTAACTCGCAAATTGTCCAGCAAGCCTTTTGTCGTATTTCTGTTAGGGATTTTTGGCATTGTATAAACTCACATTAATTTTAGATAAAAACTTTTACAAATATTTATTTAAAATTAAATAACCCGTCCTTGGGTTATCAATTAATTAAAACGAAGGCTTGCGCTTTTTTTCTTGCACCGCTTCTTGTTCATCGTCATCATCGCCGAAAGATGCGGAGCTAGGTTTTTTCACGCCTTTCAAACTTGAATATGATTTGATGCGGTTTGAATCTGGATTTGTTGCATCGCCTTTTTTGAAAGCAATTTCAAGATCGCAATCAATGCCTTTCAAATCGTCAAGATCATCGCAATCAACAACACCGCACGCCTCTTGCATAGAAAGCAATTCACCCTCTGCCATTTCACGCACGTTTTCTTTTTCATGCTCCAAATTAAGATTTACCCAAATTTGGTGCCCTTTGTGCTCGCCCTGTGTAATCTCCCACACAACAATATAAAGGTGGGTTCGTTTGCTAACAGGCAGCCCAGCGGTGGCTTTTGTGGCTTGTTTTTTAGTTTCTTTAATGCGCCCAATATAATTGCCATTGGGAAGTGCTTTAAAAGCGCCCATGCGGTTGTCATTGGTTTTGGTGTTAAAACTTTTTGGTAGCTTAGCCATAATATAAAACTCTCTTTGGTTGTTAAAAATTAAATTAAATTAAATTAAATTTTATGCATGTTTCGCATGAATGATAATTCTTTATCAATAATGCGGCCTATTGCTTTTTTGCAGCTTGTTTCGCCTCCATATCAAGCTTCGCCTGTTCAAGTTTTGTTAATGTCTTTTTTTCTGGCGTTTTGTTTTTTGCCTGTTGCGCCTGCCAGCTCAAAAAGAATTCTTCATCAACTTCATTGACTTCTTCATCTTCTACCAGCTCGCTAACGTCATCGTCTGGTTCAGTTAGCATGCATTTATCAAAACCTGTGTGGTGCCAATAGCGAGTTGTTGCCTCTGGCTCTGGCTCTGGTTCTTGCTCATCTTCTGGCGTGTCAACACCGCCGCCATCGATGAAAACATGATAAGCAATTTCAGTAACATCGTGATCGTCTAAAAGCTCTGTAATGTCATCACCTATTTCAGTGCGCATAAGAGTTTCACTAGGCTCATGTCTCCAATAGCGCACTGAATCGGCAATAATAACATCGCTCGCGCCGTGTTTTTCATCGTCTCTTGGCGCTTCGCCTTCGGGTTCGCTTTCTTCAACTTCAGAAGAAAAAACTTCTTCAGCTTCAAACTCTGCGCGTGAAATTTGTTTAATGTTTTCATAACCAACAAAATGCGAAACATCTTCGCCCGCTTCGACTTCAAGGAATTTGTTTTTCCCTGAATGATACCAGTAAGTTGCCTCATCAAAGGTGACGCCTTCATCGCCTGTTTCGCTTGCTTTTAACCCCTTAACAATTTTGGAATATTTCGCGGCGGCTTCTTTATCAAGTTTAAAATCAATTTCATCGAAGCCGCGTATTTTTTTAAACAAATGCGCTAGGTTTGGCTTTTCAAAATCAGATAATTTGCCAGAACGATCCTTGGCGGTATATTTAGCATCGGGCGTAGTTTGCAAAAAGCGTTTGGTAATTATTTGCTCACCTTGCTCAATTTCTTCAACGCGCAATGCAAACACCTCATCAAACATATAAGGAATATTTTCACCAATGCCCTTGCCTGGAAATAATGGTTGATAAATTTCTCTGCCTTCGCTGTTTTCTTTGCGCACCATTTTTGCAGTCATCAAAACATTATACAAAGGCAAATCACGAAAGCCGCGTAAAATTTCTAACGTTGTTTCTGTTAAATTTCCATAAGCGGCGCGCTTATCCAAGTTATTATCTTTTTCATATTTCAGAATTTGTTCTGCAATTTCTGAAATAGAATCCAAACAAATCCAATTGCACAAACGCACGGCAGAATCACGAAACAACGCGAGAGCCTCGCGCAGATCATCAACGTTTTTAATAATGATAACATTCAATAGCTCTGCCAATTCTGGATTTTCTTCGATTATTTTTTTCAAAGAAAGAAGGCCGCTTTCAGCACTTAAAATAATTGTTGGTTGATTGGCGGTTGAACACATAACAGTTTTACCAAAGCCAGCCATCCCATAAGTCAGGATTTTCAAGCCATTATCTTCAATGGCTTCGTTAATACTGATAATCTTAATACCCATTTTTTATTACCTCTTTTGCATTAAAGAAAGCATTATATTCTTCCAAAGAATCGAACCTCGAATAATATTCAATTCCATCGAAAAAATAACGCCAGTTTTTAAAATCATTTACAGCAAACATAACATTAATGTTTTCAATTTTTTTTACAACATCGACAAAATTGTCGCCGTGTAGAATTATTTGCTCAATTAATTCCTTTTTGCACAACCCTCTTTTTTCCATTTTCCACAATATAGAAAGATTCAAAAAAGAATTACATTTTTTACAAAGCGCAGCCACATCGCGGAAAATAACCCGCTTGGTTTCTTCAACAACAAAGAAAACTGGTGCACCCTCCAACCGCTTTGGTTCAGTGTCGTTTACATTTACCCCACACACCCAACAACAATAATTATTTTTTAAAGCAGCTGCATTTTTCTTTTTATTCCACATTTTGCCGCCCATAATAAAGCGCGGTGTAATCCCGTGTAAGGGTTTTGGAAGCTCCTGCAACAATATTTCAGGTATTAAAAAATTAGGGCGTTTGCTTCTTTTGTTTAGTTTCATATCGCTGCCTAATGCGTAACAATATTGTTTGTTTTGATCTGCTTTGAAAGCGCTAATTTAATAATTTGATCTTTAATTATTTCAATTTCGCGGTTACGGTTAATCATAACTTTTGCCTCCAACAGACCACGGCTAAACCCAAGTTTGTAATCTGTTGAAACATCAGCATTTGTTAAATATTTTTCCACGACCTCCAACTCATCAATGGATTTTTGTTCAAAATTCCAATTGTTAAAAGCGTATGAATAACCAATATTAAATTCTACAGATTCAATTGTTTTCGCCGTGTAATCATAAGGTGCGAAGGAATCCATAAAAATAGAGGCTTTTAAAACAACATCTAATAATTCCTCTTTAAAATCACACGGATCACAACCAATTATTTCAAGGGCTTCAATAATGTTAGATTTCATTTTTCTGCCTCAACTTCATTAAAACCATAGTCGTTTTTGTAAACAACATATTTTTTATAGCCGCCTAAAACATCACAGCCAACTTTTATATTTTTTCTGTTGCGGCTAATCAATATAACAGAGTCGCAATCAAAGCCTTTGTTCTGCACAACACTATGAATTTGATCCCGTGTTAAGTCTGCCAACGTGTCTGGTTTGAAATGATCAACAGGGCGCATAAACCAAATAAAAATACAGACGATAACAAAAACAAAAATGTATTCGCGTTTCATTTTAACCTCTGTGTTTTTCTTTTTGTTGTCTAGCCGATTCAAACCAACAATCAAAACCAAACTGAATATTATTGTTTACATAACGGCCAGATTTGAAAATTGCGTTCCAGTCTAGATGCAAACTTGTTTGCGGGTAAATTTCTAACACAAATTTTTCAAATGCTTTCTGATCTTCAGTTTTACGCATCGCGGAATTCCTTTAAAGCCAAGATTATCGGCCAAAATAAAATTATTGATAGAAATTTATAAATGAAAACACCTTTGCCAGACGTTGTTTTAAAAAACGTGTATAAGACAGCGCACAAATAAAAATAAACACAGAACCCAAAAATGATCATTAAAATTAATTCTTGTTTCATTTTACACCTGTGATGATAAATAGTTAGACAAAACAAACATGTTAATTTTATTTGATTGCTCAAGTTGCGAAACCTCAATAAGAAAATCAACATAATCCTGTAGGGTTTCAGCATCAGAACAAAGAAAAAGAGAAACAAAAGCACAGGCCGCTGGCGTTATAATAATTTCTTTCTCTGTTAACTTCGATCTTAAATATTCATAACGAAATTTTTGATTTAGATTGGTTTCGTCATAGCATATTTTTAATGCTTCTAAACACTTGTAATTTTCAAGCGCTATAGATTGACCAATCGTTAAAAGAACTTTGTTAGTCATTTTTGCATATTCTCATAATGTTTATTGCAATCTATTTCTTTGCCTGTGTTTAGATTGTAGAAAACCCGCCAAGGCTGGCAAACCTGTGTGATATCAATCCACTCATCAAAAGTGTCGCTGTAATCGTCATATGTTGGTGTAGGCATACATATACGCTCGCTTTGACTAACTACATAACCGGTAGCCATGTCACACCGCCTTTGACAAATCATTAACTAAAAGTGCCAGCGTTTTAACATGTTCTAACAAATTTTCATCACCGTTTAATTCAATATCTAAAACAATGGCCGTAACAGATAAGGCGACTTTTTCTTTTAACGCTTTCTTTGCTTCAAAATAACGAATGTTATTTAATTTTGTTTTAGCTTGGTGCATAGAACAAAAATTCTCGCGCATATATTGTTTTATTTCTTCAACGCTTGCCGGTGTATAAATTTTGTCGATTATTTCAGTCATCTTGATTATCCTCTATAAAATTATCTTCTTTTGCTTCCAAATACCCTAACACATTTAATTTTTCTTTGTTCGATAAATTTTCAAACATCGCTTTTGCTATTTTTTTATGCGCCGTGAATGGTGGATCATTAAAATTTCCTTTTAAATCGATATAGTGATAAAGATTTATTTGACTTAAAACCTCGCCAGTTTTAGCAGGATCAAACAGCGGCACAGATTTGAATAAATCACCCAGTGTTACACCTTGCTTTTCCAATTTTTTAAATTGAATTTCTGTTAAGCCGTAATGGTCGAACATTATGATTCACTACTTAATTGTTCTATTAATGTTTTTATTTCTTCAACGCGAGTGTCATTTGCCGGTCTTGCTGTGTTTTCAATTTTTTCAATTTGATTTTGTAAAGCTTGAATGATTATATCAACCTCGCGGGCATTGCATTTTAAAGTAATAAGTGTTTTAACTTTTCTTTTCATTTTCAAAACTCCAAATCAATAAAATCAAAATTTAAACTTTCAACCCTTGCAAGGTGTTTCAAGTGTTCCTTCCAAGTTTCTGGATGGTTATTATCGTGCAAATATTGCAGTGCGTTTATTAAAGAGCTGTGCATGGTTGAAAATTCATAGGCATAAATAATGTTATCCCAGCCAGTTGAGTTCCGAGAATCCATTTTTGGATCATATCTTTCATCTGGAATCAAAACACCAGCGGCGCACTTGGTACCATATTCACCACGATAGCAGCAATGGCCATCTTGTGTTGATTTTTTATTTTGTGTTAACAAATGGCGCGCAACAGTTTCAAAAACATCTTGAGCGGTTGCGGTTTCGAGATTATCAATTGTTACTTTCATAAATCACCGCCATAAATATTCGTTAGTGACAGAACAAAAATACTCATATTTAATTGCAACACCGTTCATATAAGATATTTTGCCATCGGTTGAATAAATCGTTTGTAATTCATTTACCATTTTTTCTTTGCCAGTTGGCTGGCAATTGTTTGCTTTCATTCGCTCTTGATCTTTGTAAGCAATGACGAACAAAGCAAAAATCATCACGATTGCAATTAAAACAATGACTTTGATAAACGTATCACCTTTTTGGTTTTTCATTTTCTTTTTCCTTTCTTGCGCCAGTTATTAGCCCAAAATGGCATTGGTTTAGATTTAGGTTTTTCTTCAATTTTCCAATCTAACGCTTTGAACTCATCGCCGGTTAATTTTCCTTTTGCCATTGATTGCGCAAGACCTCGAAAATCTGAAAGCTCATCTATACACAAAAATTTTTTCTGTGCCTCCACGGCTTTTAAATCGCGTAAATAAAAAGTTGGCAGAAAATCAAAATGAACAACAGAGCAAAGACCAGTTCTTTTTATTCCTGAAGCTTGTCCCAGAGCAGTGTAATGAGGAACAAATAAATTTTCAAAATTTCTCACTAAACCAATTATTTTTTCTTGAAAAACATAGCGATGAAATTTTGTAAACATTGATATTAAAGATATTTCTCCCAATTTAACGCAAGTTGTCCCAAGCGGAAAGCCAGCATCAATGATGCCTATTACATAAAAGTGTGTTGTGGTGTCACGAACAAATTTAAAACCAGAGTTGTTTAACCCGTGCCGTGTGCGTAATTCAGGGTTTTCAAGCATCAGTTTTTTAGAGTTGGCTATTAATTTGTGAAGGTTGTTCATTTTATTCAATATCCTCAAAAGCCAATTTATTTATTTCTGTTTTGTGTTGTGATTTTTCAATGGCGGCAACAACTGAATCCTGCAATTGTTTTCCTATTACAAAATCCAAATCATCACAATCAACATTGTGCGCAATCATGCGAAGCAAAAACGCGGCTTGGTCATTTGGCAGTTTTACAGTGACCATTTTTCAAAAATCCTTATAAATCGACGTTGATTTATTTCAATCTGGCGAAATTCACCAGCAGTGAAGCCAAGCGCAATAAAACAATCAAAACGAATATAATAATAATTATTTCTATTCACACTACGGCAGTAATAACAAATACAGCGCATCAAACACCCGCCTGTAATTTTTCTTTTTCAATAGTGCAAAGATCAGAAAAGGCGATTTGTTCCCAGCGAACAAGATTCAATTTTATACATTCGCTTTTAAAAATCGCTTTGGCGGCAATCGCATCGTTTTTAAAAAGCAACAAACCAATTTGTTTGGCAGCTTCTTTTAACTCAGGCTTTGAATTGGCGAAAGGTTTAAGGGCATCTTCATATTGCGCCATTGTTTTGATGGTCATCTTGCACCTTCTATATAGGGTTTCGTTTATACAGGCTCTTAACCTGTCCTAATGGCGCGTAAACACTGGCTTTGCGTCATTTGTGGTGCCATTGTATATACTATTTTTAGCAGCTGCAACTATTATTTTCAAACCCTCAAAAGCCCGTGTTTATTGGCGTCTAGCTAAACTATCGCTTGATTTTTTACGATCCCGCGCTATTCTGGCGTAATGTGTGGAACCCCACATATTCCGAATCTCCCATAAAGAACTGCTTTTAGGTCATTTTTATGAATGAGCTTTTAATATTGTCCCCAGTGGATCAAGAAAAACACAAGCCAACAAAAATTTTAGATAAAAATTTACAAAAATTAAAAATGTACGACTCAGGATTTTTATTCAATTTTGAGACGCTGGAATATGATAATTTCCATAAAGAAATGGAAATTATTTTTTCATTAGATAGCTGTTTTTTAGTGCTCGGAGAGCCAACAGATTTTGCCCGTGAATGTATGCAAAACGGCGAAGCAATTTGGCGAACTAAAAAGAAACGAAGTGATAGAGAAATTACAATTCAAGACCGTGACGGGTGCGAAATTGTTTTAGATTTGGACGATCACATAATTGAAGGTTTTGACGCATTAAATCCAGCGCCAGCGATTAAAAAATGGCTGAGCGATAGAAAAATAAATTGCGATGTTACGTATCAAATAACTAGCAGCCAAAAGCTGAACACCGAAGAAGCGCGCATACGCCTGTATTTTGTGGCTAGTAAAGATCATCCCCTGATAGAGCGTAAAGCGTGGGCACAGTCAGAGGACATAGGCGCCGATGGCAGCGTGTTTACGTGTTCCCAGCCCATATACACAGCCGCACCCATTATCGACGGTGGCAGCGATCCTATAAGCCAGCGCACGGGGTTTATCAAGGGCGAACGCCGCACCTTTATTCTCCCCAGAGACGTTAAGAAAAAGGAGTACATCGAAAAGAATGGCGGGTCAATGCGTGGCTGTGATTTTGATTACAACGACCCAGAGTTGCCCCCTGAAGTTTTAGAAGGGAAAGTTTATCGCCGCTATTTTATGCCTCTGGCGTTTCACTATGCGAATATTTTGAAACTCGACAAATTTGCCGTTTTTGCAATTATCGAAATGAAGTCACGCCAAGTAAAAGCCCGTGATTTTGACGAAGAAAACACTTGGCAATATATCAACGATGCGTTTTCAAAAATTAAAGATGAAGTTATACAAGAAGAAAGCGAAGTCTACACAAGTGAAGAATTGAAAACGCATGACAAAACCGCACCTATTCCGATTTTTCCAAATGATATTTTGGAAACATGGCCGCACCCGTGGCCTATGTTGTGGGAAAATTACAAGCGAATTCCGCGGGTTTTGGAATCCGCACTTTTAGTGCCAACAATTCTTGCTTTGAATTCGTACTTTTTACGCTCGCATTATGTGACTGCATTTAATCGTAGACCAAACATGTTCTTTTTGAATTTAACGCCATCAACTGGCAACAAAGATGTTAATTCAAAAAACGTTATCCGTGATTTATCAGCGATTTTTAAGAAAAGATTAGGTGTAACTTCACGCTCTCTTTTTCAGGGCATTATTAACACCTCTTCTTCAATTACTGCCGATTCTACTTTTCTGGAAAGTTTTGATGAAAACGATCAATTTTTTTGGATCAATACGGAAGCAACCCGTATTTTTCAACAAATCAGAAACAGCGGCGGAAATTCAAACGTGGCTGCGCTTTCTGATAAGTTAATTGAAGTTGTTGACGGTCACGAAATTACAGGAAAAGTGCGCGCTAAAAATAACGTTAAAACGATAGAAGACCCAAACTGCCAAATTCTGTTTTATGCACAGCCGGAAACCATTGAGCGTTATATAGATGTTGAAATGGTTGATAGTGGTTTGTTTGGGCGCTCTCTTTTATCAATAGTGCCATCTTTGACATTTGATATAGACAACTATGAAATGTTTATTGATAGAAAAGATGAATTGGTTGAAATAAGTGATGAATTTTTTGATTTTTATCACACAGCTGATTTTTCACTAGGCGGCATTACTGATGTTAAAACAGTTTTAAAACCTGATGAAAAAAGCCGTGCTTTGTTAAATAGTTGGGCGCGTGAATATGTAGCCCCGTTAATGTCAGAGGATGAAACACTACAAAAAGTGCTTTCCCGTGTTGGTAATAGTGCAGAACAGCTTTATTGTATCGTGTTGGGAATTTGCAGAAAATACGATTCTTTCATTGGGCAGCCAGAAAGAAAGAAAATCAATATCCAGTGTTTATTACCACTTTTGGAATATTGGGTAGATTGTAAAGTTTACGCAATAAAGAACTATATAAATGCAGAATTAGACCCGTTAGCCGAAGCGGTTTTGACTATTGTTAAAATGTCAATTTCTGGCGAATATAAAATGTCTACCACTTTTGACGCTAAAGCGGTTAAAGAACACAATGTAATTCCAATATCTGTTTTTTATCGAATTTTGAAAAACAATGTCAAATTGATAAAACAGCTTTCTAGTGATGGTGATAAAAGGAATGCGGTTATGAGAGTGGACAACATTATAAAAGTTTTTGTTAATAATGGCGTTTTGGTTAGGAAGCTTATAAAAATTGGAACTTCATCGAAAGAATGTTTAGGGTTGGCAAAATGAAAAAATACAAATTTAGATCAGAATCGGCGAGAATCAATTTTTGCTTTGAATATCTATTCGCAAGAATTGATAAGATCAGGGCAGACAAATTGGTTTGCATATCTGCTTTTGAAATGGAATGCAGAGAAATGAAAGCCATCGCATTTACGCAATTAAAAAGAAAATTAGATCAACAGGTTAAATTTGCTAATGCAATTTGCTTGAATGATGACAATTCAGATTTTGATTTGCGGTTTATGGAGTTAATTAATTTGCTTGTTTCTAAAAAATATTTTCGTTTGGGTGGGCAATTTGATGAAAAATTATATATTTACAAAATCAAGAAAAGATTAGAAATATAAAATTTTACATTTTTAAACATCATGTTTTGAAGAAAAGCGTATATGCAAAACAAAATTATAATATACGCTTTGTTTTACTGTGTTTATATACAGTTTTTAGGGTCAAGTTAGGCTGAAACCCGCATGGTTACTGGGTTTGCTACTCCCCGTAACTAAATAGTTACGCAAAGTTGCGTTCAAGTCGTGCGAGAGTTGGGCTACAACCCCAGACGCCATGCGGGTTTGAGGGGGTGCAAAATTCATATATATTGAGGTTATTTTTTTTCGGGCTGCGCGTGCTCTCGAACAATATCTGGTTCAAAAAATAGGCTATCTAGCCTAAAAGTTATAAGGGCGCGAAAAGACAACGTTGTCAGGAATAAGACTCAAATAAATAGTTAATTATAAAATATAATATATTTATATATGTATACCCTAGTATCTACGCGGCTTTCAGCGTAACTAGAATGCAATTAGATCGAAACTAGATAGTTAGGGGATGGCGGCGTGCTATATTTACTAAAACAGGCCAAAAACTGGTCATAAAATAGCCATTTGGCGTCAAAACATAGGTTTAAAAAAATGAAACGCGTTAGATCAGAATTTATTGACAGAAAAGTGATAGAACAAATCGATGATGAAAACCCTAAATTTTCAATGTTTTTACTCGCGCTGGAAATTGCAAAAAATTGCTTTGCGCGAAAATATGAATTTAGAAATTTAACAATGAAACACAGATTCAAAAATCACGGCGTCTTGCCTAAATCTTTTATTCGCCAAAATTTCTATCGTTCTACAAAACTTTTAGAACTAACGGAAAAGGCTGGCTACACGTTAGACAAATTAATTGATGAAATTGCAGAAAATGAACGTTTTGAAAAAGTTGAACTTTTCGAACGAAAAGAAAATAAGCAATTTTTAAAACTGATTTAAGGGTTTTGGTTATGGCGCTTTCTGACGATCCGGTGCTACCTACAAATTTTGCCATAAAATTGTGTGAACAACATTTGATTATTCCAGCTAAATTAGCAGGTGCTAAAAATCATCTAAAAATCGAAGAAATAAAAAACATGATTGCAGATTTTCAAAGAATGGCAATTTGCGCCGATTTTGAAACATGCCTTATCGCTTTTCACGGCCACAAGATCACGGAAAAACAAAAGGAAGTTTTAAACGTTGTTTATACGTCAACAAAGCCCTTTATTATGGGTTTAACGGTTGACGCCTGTTTACAGGCCATCACTCATAAGTTTCTATCCAAAAACGAATTTGGTGAGGCTGTAAAAGTGATCGTAGAGCAATCCAATGTTAAACCCAATGAGACGGGCGCAAAAATGAAAGGGATTTTAGTTAGAGTTAATAAAAAGTAAAATAGTTTAGGAAAAGGGTATACAATGCTTGTTTTTGGTGTAGAATAAGCACATACACACAAGCGAGGCTTTAAAAATGTTGAAAATTGGCGAAAAAGTGAAAATTAATGGTTCAGATTGGGTTATTCGTTCTTTTTCTGAATTTGAATCAAATTTGACTAAAATTGTTCAATTAAACAAAGATTTAGGCCGCGACAATGGCGTTTATATGTGCTCTCCTGTTTTAAGAAGTGGCAAAGTGTCAAAAACAACTAAATCTTTCTTGCGTTTTACAAAATCAGGTAATTTTGTGTCTTTTCTTTAAAAGTACACGAAAAGGGTATACAAATCTAAAAAGTGTGTTAATCTAGGTTCATGGTGAAGCGATAAGCGCGACACAAAATAGAGAACATTAAAATGTTAGAAGCAGCCAAAAAAGCAGTTGAAGCAATAAAAGGCTACAAATCAAATTCTGCAATTATGGATTTTGTAACTAAAGAAGCACGCGAAAAAGTGGCTGCTGAAATTCGCCAAGAAATGAAAGGCGGTACAACTGCAAAGGCTGTTGAATTGCTTGAAATGCGCTACCCAAACATCAAAGCCCGCGTTGAAGATTATGTGAACCTTGGCTTGCTGGGTGTTTATTTTAAATCTTTGGAAGTGGCCGCCTAATCGCGGCTTAACTAAAGGTGATTTATGAAAAGCGAAAACGATATTGCAATTAATTTATCAGGCGATTGGAAAATCCACACGCCAAACTTTTTCAAAGAACTTTTAAATAACCAAGGCGCAGGAATATTGGCGCGCCCTTCGCAAATTTTTGCCAATAAGCTAGCCGCAATAGCGGATAGGGCAGTAGAACTGGGTGATAAAAAACTGCTAAAACTATGTTGTGATTTAACACTGTTTGATGAAGCCGATCCTAACAGCCCAGACTATAATCCTGAAATGGTAAAATCTTTAAGCAAAATGCTTTAATTTCGGAGTGTTTGAAAATGGCAACACCGATAATAGACACAGAACCTAGAACGCCAAGTGTTAATTCTCGAGAAATTGCAAAAAAACTATTTAGAAAACGAAAACAAGCAATGTAAATATAAAGTTGGCAAGTATTTGGATAATGGCAAAAAGTTTTATAACGAAAAACTTGAGCCTATGAGTCATTTGCAGGCAACAACTTTTATTAGCAAGATGGCCAAACCGGCAGATTGGTTTTTGATTGAGATTGATTAAAATGCCCCTCTCAGATTACATCGCACAAAATTACAAATCGCAGGCAGATTTTGCCCGCGCTCAAAATGTTGCACGGTCTCAGGTGCAAGAATGGATTAATAACGGCTTTATTGTTGTTGATGGAAAACTTTACAGTCCACGGCGTCAAATTGGAGAAACATCATGAATGAACAATTAGGTATTGGAATTTTATTTTCCCCCATTGGCATTATTATGCTGGGTTTGGTTGTTCTATTTTGGAAGAAATTTGTTCGGTCTGATAAGTGAATACTAAATCACTTTTGTATATGCTATTCTTAACTCTGATATAGGAGAAAATCATGCTCAAATCAATGCAGACCGCCCAAACCCAAACAGGCTATGTGTTATACCTCGCCTGTGGCACGCCCGATGGCACAGGGCAAACGTTATGGGCTAACTGGTGGGATAACACCAAGTCGGCCTATAGTGGCTGGGAACGCATGGCAATGCCATTGGAGGACGTGCCTGTTGAAGCCTCGCCAGCAGTGTCAGATTATGAAGTTTTCACTATTGAAAAATATGAAGATTGCAAAACAATCCTAAGAAATTTATTGAAAAGAATTAAAGAAAACAAAAAGAAAATAAAATTTAATTTTTGTGATGATATTTCTTTAAAACAGGCACACGAATTCTTAAGAGAAAGATTCACAAATGAAAAAGTGTTAAACGGTTATAAAATTGTTTCATTAAGCACTCTTTTTGAATATGGTGTAGCCAGTATTTTAATTGAATTTATGAGGGTTGAGGAAAAAGAAGAGAAAAGAAAAAAGCCTGATTTTGTTTTGGCTATAGAAGAAGAAACAAAAAGACAAAGCAGGCTGTGTGAAATTGAATTATTGAAAGCGCGCTTGGTTGAGCTTGGATGCGACTTTAGGAAATTAGATAATATATAAAGTTGTTAATTTGGTGGGTTTAAAGTGCGATATAAATGCAGGTGTAATCGCCGCGAATGCCAAGCACGGATAACCCTAAGCAAACACCCTGATGATTATAAAAAAGAAAAGGTTTGTTGGAGTTGTCGAAAAGGGAAATATTACGTTGATAAAACAAGGATGAATAAAAAGGCAAATGATAGAGGCGTCCCGTGTTCGTATTTGGGTATGACTATTCGGCATCGATATTGGCAAAAGAATTGTATTCATCGTGAATAATTTTTAAATGATAGCGCGATGAAAAACAAAACACAAAACTTTAACAGCGAGTTTGATTTTTAAAATGAATATTAAATTCAAGAAAAGAGTCATAGGCTGTTACAATATTGTTTATGAAAAAGATTCTGTGATTGATTACAAGCGTTGGGATAATAATTGGCGCGGCATGAGCGAACAAGAAAGGGTTGAAAAAGGCGTGTTTGCTGTATGCTATGGTCACGGTGAATTTGATGTTTTTGATAGCTCACAGGTTGAGGTTGTAAAATGAATATTGAAAATCTTTTAGAAAAATTTAAAAAATCAATTGGCACTATGGATGAAAGCGTAAACCATAAAAATATTGTCAATCTGGTTAACAATCTACAAAAATATATTTCTCTTTTTGAAGAATGCTCAAGCCACCTTTTGCAATTTTGCTAATAGCTTTTGCTGCTGGTTTTTTCATTTCAATATAAAGGCCGCTATATTCTAATTCTGTTTTACTTCTACACGGCAATGACAAATCAGAAACGCCATTTTTAACGCCTTCCATTTTCATTTTGTTGCCGCGAATAAAACGGCTTTTTACATCGTCACCACGGCTGCCACCATTTTGTATTGCGTGAAACCAATGTAATTCTGGAACTGGTTTAATCACTTCGCATCTTGAAGGCACACGGTTTGTCTCAACCCAAAAATCAGCAGCGAAAAAACCATATTTTTCTGCGACTAAACAATATTGAATAATCGCCATTTGATGGCCTGATTCTGTTCCGTTTTTACTTATTTGATCTGGTGTCATTTGGTCTCAACTCATTTATCGATTTTGTTGGTTGGCGTCCGCGATATCGTTTTGAAAATGACAAAAGATTTTTTCGAAAAAAGCGAATATCGAGATAAACAATTGTTAGAAAGTTATTTCAATTGCAAAATTGAAATAGATGAAAACATCGATGATTATTTAATTGTGAGGGTTGATCAAAATGATTAAGAAAAATTTTAAAATGTATTTCGCCATTATTAACGCCAATCACCTCTACTACGGTGCCCCCAAAAATGGATGGTGAAAACGACAAATTAAAAATTGTTGAATTCAAAAGAGAGCCTGCTATTAATAGCGGGCTTGTTTCGTTTTTGGAACAGCAATTAGAATTGGCAAAAACGGGCGAACTTAAAATGTTTGCAGTGGCTTATGTTAATGAAAATGAACTAGGTTATAGATCATTTTGGGAAATTGTTAAATATAGACAATTATCTGCGCTTGTCGGTCAAGTTTCGGCTCTTCATCATAATTTAAACGAATGTTTAATTGCTTCCAGCACAGACGTTGGTGATGATTAATGGGCGCATTTGAATCGCTAGACCAACACATTGACGACCTCTATGAAATAGAGCTAACAGAACCGCAAAGTGATTTTTTTCTTGGCGAAGAAAAATATAAATTATTTGTTGGTGGGTTTGGTTCTGGCAAATCTTTTACGCTATCAATTTGCGCTGTAAATGATTTAATTAAATATATAGGCGCAAACATTGGCGTCTACGCTCCAACTTTCGATTTACTCGCACTTATTGCAATGCCGTACATTGCAAATCTTTTAGAATCCGGTGGCTATACTTATCGGATCGATGTACAGAAACATATTTTTTACGTTGAGGGATATGGGCGAATTATTTGCAGGTCTATGGATAGCCCTGCAAAAATTGTTGGCTATGAAGTATTTCGCTCACATGTAATTTGATTAGGTACAACCCTCCAGTTGCCAGAAATTGCTTTTATCGCTGCCTCTGCAATATCTGTATTTTCTTCCCAGCCTTCAGCACTTCCTGAATCTTGAAAAAGTATTGCTTTAGTTACTGCTTCAACTAATTCAGGAAATAGTGCGGGCTTATCATCCTGCATTGGCATTGCTGGCACGGGGTAGGTGTATAGTCCGCGAACTTCGTATAAATGCCCGCTGCCGCTTATAGGATTGGATTTTATAGACTCTGCACGCTCTATCGAGAAATCACTAATTCCGTTCACTATTGCTGACCAATTTCCGAATTGGCCTTTTTGATGATAGTCAACTCGGTGTTGGTAATATTCTGGCTTTTGTTCCTGCGCCTCATTAATAACTTTTTCAAATTCGTCACGCTCTTTTAACAAACGCAACATTGTGTCGGCAACTGAATAGCCAAGTTTTGTTAATTGATGGCTGCGAACATGGTTTTCGC